CCTGTTGCTGGTGTTACGGGCACACTCAAGAAAGGTCCACCTATATCACCGGTGCTTGGTGCCATTGGCAATGTTATAAGACTATATCCTATTGTAGTAATTGTAACACCTGAGACACTACTAACTATGTTAGCACTAGTATTGTTTTGATTATCAGCAACAATAATGTTACCTACTGCAACAACACTATTACCAAATGTATTCCAATATCCAGGAATACCAGTAACAGGTAAGTCCGAAGTATCCGTTGCTGTTATATGTGTGTAAACACTATCATCATATTCTAGTAAAACAACACTAACTGATAACATACCAGATTCAGACTCTTTTTCTGTTACTCTCATGACTCTAAATAACTTATTAGTAAAGCCATATGTTGTGTTTGTTAACTTAACAATATCACCTACATCTGTTTGTATAGCGGCATAGTCTGCCTCTAATTGTACAACTAAGTCTTTTCTCGATTGTCGTAAGTCTATTTGTGCAAGGTTAGTAACACGTGGTGCATCATTACATATTGGGTAACGTGTGCTTAATTTGTTAGTAGGCTCATTTGCATTTAAATCTCCTGCTGGTGTTGTAACAAATAATGTTGCTGTTTGATCACGTTCTGTACCATCTGGATATTCTGCTTCTATTTGATTATATTGAGAATATAATTGTGTACTGGTAACATCTATTGCACCAATAACATTGTCATCGTCAAACACATAAGCCGCACTTTTCTCACCAGTAGTTGCTTCTCGATTAGGAACTACTTGGAACTTGCCTATTTTAGGATTATATGTAAAGAATGTGCTACATGCTTGACATATTAAGTCAATGTTGGTAAACACATTAGAATATGTACCCATCATACCATTAATTTGCCATCTGTCATGGTTAGCAGATGCTCCACCACTAGTTGTAAATGCTACTTGCTCTGTTGCATAACTTGTAAGTGCGGCAATACTAGTTGCATCAATATCTGACGCACTAAGTCCTGCTCCGTATCTGCTGTTTTTGAGATAATCATCTAGTACTGCACCTGGTTCTGAAAGACTGTTTGTTATTTCTGTGGTATATTGTCCAAGGCCTGTAAGTCCATTTTCTTGATCGTAATCTATTTGGAATACCACGTAAACAAGTCCTTCATAACTTGTATTGCCATCTATAGTAGATAATAATGTTGTTGCGGCAACTGGTGTGCCTGTTGTTGGAAATATCTGATTGCCACTTGCAGTACCACCAGCATATATTCTCACACGCATTTTGCCTGAGATATCATTTGCCGCAGTACCATTAGCATCTGTTACTGATGTTACAATATGGCTACTTGCACCTGAGCCAAAATTCAACTTCTGATCGCCTCTGTATTGATCTCCAATAGTGTATGTACCTGAGTCTGTTTTTTCACCTATAATTATAACATAGGTCATTGTATCATTGCTGTTAGATATACCAGCGTCTGTGATAAGTCCACTAGTCAAGTTCTTACCATAAAACACAGGAATCTTATTGTCTGTGCTTGGTGCTACTTGTACTTTTACTCCAGGATCTTTTGCATTTGCCATGCTAGGCGGTTTGAAAACACCTAAGGCTTTAGATGTAGCCATAGCAATACCACCTGCTAAAATACTAGTAGCAATACCGGCAAATGTTAATGTACCTGCCGCGGCAAATGTTGCGGCAAAACCTGCCCCTGTGATTGCACCTACGATTGCACTTGCTATTGCTGTAAAGACTGCCATATGTTATCCTTCGTAAATATAATTCTTTTCTACTGGACGCCAACCTCGTTTTTCTAAATCAAAGTCTGGCGACTGTTCCATGTTTGTTAGTGTGAAGCCTGATATCTCTCCTGCTTCTTGTAGTGCTTTACCGAATTTGATATATCTAAGTAGTAACTTGTATCCTGCACTAGTCATTCTGTGTTCTGGGTCAACCCACCAAGCAATCTCTTTGAGTGTTTTGATGTGTGGTAACCAAGGATCTGGTTGTGTTTGTCCAATCAGCATACCTATTGTTTTTTCTTCATGTTCTGCTAACAGTATACAACCTTCTTGCATAAAGGAACACAACAAACGTCTTACCCATGTGTCTCCATACTCCGGATCACGTTGTGGTGCATATGGTGATGAATTTGCAAAGTCTATCATCATTTCCATAATGCGATCAAAGTCTTGTATTGTGGCTTTTCTTATTTTCATTATCTCATGCCAACGTTTATATTGATGTTATCATAAGGACCACCGCCACCGCCACCTCCGCCGCCGCCGTAGCCGCCGCCTCCGGTGTATTCTCTACCAAAGTCAAATGATGTGCCATTAATTACAGGTACTCTATCAAATGTTTTATCTCCTGCAAAGAATTGATTTCTATCTGTGGGATTTGTACGTTGTCCATTTACTCTGTTCTCTAATATTGTGTTTATACTTGCAACACTTATGCCTACAGTATTTGTTATGTCGCCATTCTCTAGATCTACTTTCTCAGAAATGTTATAGTTAGTAATAATACCTTTGTAACGAGGATATACCGCACTTACGGCATAGTTATTGTCAAAGAATGCTCTAAATATAGTTACAGCACCACCTTTAACAGGGTTTTGCATAACTGTTTGCACATTACCCGCAGGTATTCCTGTTAAAACCATGGTTAAATCGCCGTTAGTTGTCTTGATATCCTCTTGAAATTCACCTACATTTAGAAATGCACCTAGTTCTTGATAAGTGTTTGAATCATATACAATTGATTTCCAACTGTTTGAAATATAATAAGTTGTTGAATCTATTTGTAACTGTATAAGCAAACAATGTTTGATATTATTTGCAGTTACTTCTGTGATTGTTGTTGACATTAACCGTCCTCTTTTCTAATGAACTCTAAAAATTCAAAGTCTGAATCAAATTGTAATAAGTCATGTGGTATAACTGAATATCTTGGCTTGTTAATCATTTTAACACGCCATGTAACTGCTGATCCTACTACAATACCTTTACCACTAAGTGTGTATGAGTCTTGTGGTATAAAAGGTCTACTAAGAGGTATAGACACACTAGTTGCAGTGGTGTGTGCCACATCTGCTGTTACTTGATAAGGGTATCTATAACTACTTGCTGGTTGTATGTAGTCACCTTTCTTGAATAAGAATGTGCCGGAACCAGCCGCCGCGGCATTTACTACTAGTGTTGAACCAGTTGCTGATACACATGTAACACCGCCTATGCCATCGCTATCTCCCTGATATGCTGTAATGTATGCTAATGAAGTATTAGTTGTACCTATGTCTATTGTGCTTTCTTCTGTAACATCTAATGCGTTGAGGTCTTCTGTTAAGCCTCTGTTTGTAGAATACTGTAAGCCACCTCTCATACCAGATGTGAATTGGTAAGGTACAGCACTTACTACTTCAGAAGTAAGTAATCTACCAGATCTTGATATTGATTGTCCAGCAATCTTCTTTCTGTATATTGTAACGAATGTTGCGTTATCTACTATTGTTTGTAAGCTCATTATCTTGGTTGTCTCCTCGCACCAACTTGGGTAACGTTATATAAGTATTCAGGATCACTAGCAACAAGTTCTTTGAATGAACGTGCATCTACGGCATTGATGTTGTATGTTACTTGTCCACCTAGTCCACCATTAGGAACAATACTGCCTGAATTATTAGGCATAAACAGTTCTGGCCCTTGTTCTCCCACTATGTAAGGTCTGTTTTTCATAACTGGTCCGCCACTTGCTCTACCAGGTATAAGATTACTTAAGAAACCTGTTAGGCCTCCTCCTGTCATACCAGAAACGGCACCACCGGCACCAAAAGATACACCAAACAATGAACCTAATATAGGTTGTATAATTTGTAATCTAAGTATATCGGAAAGTATTTGTTTAACCATTTTCTTGAAGAAGTCTTGGAAAGCCGCTCCTGCACTTTGCCCTTCTAAGAATGCTGTAGCAAGATCATCACTTAAGGCTTTTTGTGCTTTGCCTAATGAGTCTAGGAAGTTAGCCATGCCTTCATCTTCTTGGAATGCGGCATCTAAGGCATCTTGGGCCGCCGCGGCATTCTCAGCCAATTCAGGGTATTTCTCAATGAGTGCGTTAAGTTGTCTTTGGAATTCATTATATTCTTCTGTGGTTAATTTTAAGCCATCTAGACTATCTATAAAGTCTTGGAAGGGTGTAAGTCCCATAATACCATTTAAACGTTCTATAGCAAAGCCAAATGCTCTTGTAGATATAAGTCCAGCATCAAGGAATTCTCTCAATGTGCCTACTGCTTTAGCGGCAAACACTTGTTCAACAGCCATATCATTAGAAGATTTTAGTATGTCTGCTAAAAATTCTTGGTAGTTACTTAATGGATCATTGCTGTCAAATATTTCATCTTTAAAATCTTTAACTGAATTCTTTGCTTTGTCGTATCCTTTTTGAAACGCTTCAGCGGCGTCGGCAGCCGCTTTTGTTTTTATGGCTAACTTAGCCGCTTCTTCGGCCGCTAGCCTTTCTTGTTCAGCCTGGAAGGCTAACACATGTGCATTTTGTTTTACTGCTTCCGTAACTTTTTCTGTTTTTTCGCTAAATATACCTAGAAATACGCCTAGATCCATAAAGCCGTTTTTGACCATATCTAGGCCTTGTCCAACTAAGGCAAATAGACTTGTATCAGTAAATAATCGTATAAGTCCATCTAATGCTAATGTAACACCAGCAACTATGGCTATTACAGGTGCTAACGCGGCTAAGGCGGCTCCTAATGCTGTTATAACACCGGCTATACTTGCGCCTGTTAAAGCAGTTCTAACTACACCTATAGCAAATCCTAAGTCTTTAAATCTTGCGGCTAACGTAACTAATACACCACCTTTAAAGAAGGCGATAAGTCTATCAGCAAATAAAACAAATCCATCTAGAGACGCTTTTGTACCTAATTTAAATATTAAGAAAGCACCTGCTAGTATTTCTAAGGTGTTTCCTAGCCCGTTCATAACAGAACTTAAAAGTTCTGTGTTATCTGCTAATTTGTTAATTGCATCAGTTACTGATCTAATACCTGTTGCGGCATCATCAGAGAATGTAGTAAATAGTGCAACTTTAAATTTGTCTACAGCATCACCTAGTTGATTTAACTCAAAATTAACTAATCCTACTTGACTTGCTAAAGCACCACCAAAGTTCTGTTGCAAGCCTTCTAATAAAGCTCGAACTATTGTATTTGCACCGTCGGCTGTTTTACCAAATTCTGATACTTCTAATCTAGTAAGATTTAATTTTTCTTGTAAGATGTTGAATACTGGTATTCCTCTATCAGCCAGTCTGTTTAGATCCTCTAAACCTAATCCACCTGCTGTAGAACGCGACACTAAGTCTAGTGCGGCTTGAAACGTTCCCATCTGGTCAGTTGTAACTGAGGCAGTATCGGCAAATGTCATTAACAGTTCTTCAGTTGGTTCAACACCAGCACCTTTTAACTGTACAAATGCTTGTGTAAGTTGTGCTACACTAAATTGTGTTGATGAAGCAAAGTCTTGTACACGTTGGAATGCCGCGGCTCCTTGATCAATGCCACCAAATACAATGTTTAAAGAATTTTGTAAGTCTTGGAAAGCGGCACCAGTTGAAACAATACCTCTAATTGCTTGGGTAGTTCCAATGGCGGCTAGTGCGGCACCTATAGCACCAAAGGCACTGACACTAGATTGCTCAAAGCCTTTAACTTGCGTTTGACTTTGTTTTAAT